GTCAGAGTCCTTAAGTGTTAGGGCCATTTCGGTACTCTCTTTCTATGAGAGAAGTGATGGGTTGTGCCGTTATCTGCGGAAGCTCTTTCCGAAGAATGGGCCAAGTTTCTGACCTGCCATTACTAGCATGTCAGCCACTTGATATACCCCGATTTCGGGTTTGGGCGGAGGAAGGGAGACTCGATCACGAGTAACCGTTGTCTGCTCCGCGTCAAAGGCGTAATAAGTATTACACCTAAACTCGGGAGTAGAGAGTCCTTGTATACTCGACACGTGTTTAGTAACGTCCTTAGTGCAGCTCCAAACGTCTGAGACGCAGAGGAGCCGACTGGGTGCGTCAGCCACCCGTGATATCGTGTCACCGATTGGTAGAAACCAGTCGACGACAAAAGAATACGGTACTAATTCCCACGCGATCGAAGCAACGTCTGAGAGCCCATAGAATGCGGCGAACTTGTTCGCTACAGACATGGATTCGTAAGACGGATTACTTTGAACGTAGGCAAAGTTAGTATTCGTTCGAGTATAGGATTTGGCATTAGTCCCAGAGAAGCACTGATATTCAGTGGTAAGATCGCCGACGAATGATCTGGAAACAGAACTTTCAACGGATCTCGACACTTTCATTACCTTCCTGGTCTGGCCATCAACGGCGCTAAGTTGGTCGAAGCGTTTCGAAAGGTTGGTAAAGCCTTTCACGTCCGATAAAAACGGACGCCAGCCGTACCTGTACGACATGTAGTTGTTAGCTACAAACGATACAGCACCCTTTAAGGTTTTAATCTTCGAGGGCACACCGTGCTTTGCGATCAAACTCGCTACAGTCCAAGGACGATAGAAGAGATTGACCGTATCACGCAGTTCGGCGAGAAACACTCCAATTTGAACGTCACTTTTACCATATTTCTTCAAAGCGCTCGCAAAATCGACTTCTGGCATATCTGGAAAGATAATACCACCAGCCGAGATCGGAGCGTTCATGAAGATAGGATGGTGAAAGGCACAACCAACACTATCAGTGATGGTAGCAACATCAATCCACAGGCTGCCATTCCAAAGTACTGAGACAGTACCGGTTTGGCGAGGATTCGACAACACACGAGTCTTAGTGACATAAAGAGGCTTAAAAGCGTCTTTACGGCTAAAATCGGGATCGTCTGTCATAGTTTCTTCGGCGGGAACGCCAAAGGCTACGACATTGTCTGGGATTCCAGACAGATTCTGTGAACGTGTACGCACTTAGTTCTCCTTTCAGAGGACACACC